TCTATGTTATACATGGAAGCCCGAACATATCTAGATTTACTAGGTGTGTTGAAGCAGTTAGAACGTTGTCCCTCTTCCAAAAGGAGAGACGCGCTAAAAGCGGAAATTGCCGCATGGATGGATATTAACCCAGTCCCTGAGACACCGGCAGAAAGCGCCAAGACTCAAACTAGTGGTGAATTCCGAAATGACGGAAAACCCGTGATGTTAAGAGCTATAGATTTTCTGGATTTACCAGATTTTCGAAACCCTTAGCGTTAGTTGCTTACCTTAACGAGTCGAAAGACAAGTTAGGCTAACTTTAACTTTACAAAAGTTAAAGGTCTTGTTAGTTCTTCAATCCTACTTATTAGAAACTCCATGAGAGCTAAAAGGCTAGGATCCAACAGTAGATAGAACCGTCGAATCCTTGATGCTACTGGTCGTAGCGTCTGACCATCCCCTTAATACCCTTAATTGGGAGAAAGGAGACTATTGATGAAAATCAATAGTTGTGCAAGATTTGCACAAAAAGTCAGGGCTAGACTAGAGCGACGTGCTTCTGTTCTCGGCATTCCGAAAACCATTGTGAAGCAGGTGATTGAACATATGTCCAATTGCTGTGCACATAATGGTCCGGAGTGGGCGGTCAAGAGATTTAAATCTCTTGCTAACGACTTCTCCTGTAGGATGCTAGGGATGTCAAAATCCCCAGTTCCTTGGGTTAAGACAACTGATTCTAATAAGTTCACTTATGGTGGACCTATCGGTCAGTTGGAACGGTGGGCAGGTTCGAATTTTATTCGAATCTATCGTGCCGTTCAGTTGTTACGATGTTATACTTCTTTTAGAAGTAAAGAACTTACTTCCCAGCAATGGGAAAAGTTCAGCATCGCCGTCTCAGCATCGCCTATGGAGATACCTATCTCCATAAGTAAGATGCTAGAGTCTGCATGTTCTAGGAAACTAGAACATGCCCGAGATTTCAGAAGGTTTTCGCCTTCTGAGATCCGGCCCATCTTAGGCAACGAGTGGTCCTCCGAAAGGAGGGCACCTTGTGTCGGTGGTTCACGTTGTGAATCACAGGCTGCCTTGGATGGATTGAGGTTCATCGTTGACTATCAGGATGGACATTATGTCTATTCCCGATGGAAGGATCTCTTCGATCCTCTCTTAGCTGGTGGTTTAAAGGATTTTGTCCTTACAACCATTGGCCGTCACGATGCGTCTGAACATGGTTTCCGTGTTGGGACCATTGGTCTCATACAGGAACCAGGCTACAAGCTTCGTGCTGTAGCAAACCCTGCTAGGGTTTTTCAGCTGCTCCTGGAACCCCTTGGTAAAAGGTTAT